TTTATGATATATTCTCTAAACTCTGGCATACGCACAGACCAATCTTCGCTCATCATAAATTTGATCATACCTTGTAATCTTTTGATTCCATAACTTGCTTCCATAAACGTATCTTTGTCAGGTGCTCCACTTAACTGCCAATTAGATTCTAACCATGGATAAAATTCTTCGTACTTTTGTTTGGTTTTATTTTTAAACCATTGCGGTAATGACTTTACATTTAATTGAGGTGGCCAGTATACAAAATGATAATTAAGTATTCCTGCTCCCAATGGCCATATGTTTATTTTTTTAAAGTTTTGCTCTAACTTCCATTTAATAAAATCTGGTATGTAATAAATGTTTAATGCCTGTACTGCACAGGCAATAGTAACTTCGACCTTGTCTTCTGTGTTATCTAATAGATGAAATTGCTTGACTGTATGATCCCATTTGCTTGGAAAACGAATATAGTCATTCATTTCACCTATACTGTCTACACTGTAATGAAATCTCACTCTTTTGAAATGACTCCACAACTCAAATAATCTATCTGGTAATTCAACTGCATTTGAATTATAACGTAATTCTATTTGTTTAGCATATCCACGTTTAACTACTTCTTCTAGTAGTGTGTAATGTTCTTCAATAATAGTTGATTCACCGCCTGCAAAATACAACTGATACATGTGAGGAATTTGTTCGTACAGTTGATCCCAAAACACAGAATTATCTTTGTGCCAATTGTATCCAGCACCATGTATTTTACCTTTGTTATCCCAACTCATAGTTTGTTTGAGGTTTGCATTTTCAATTGAAGGATAGACTGCGTTCCAGTCTTTTACCCACAGTGAAGAATCATGTGGTGAACACATGATACATTTTAAATTACATTTAGATCCCATACGTAGATCTAGGTATCTAATTTTAGGTGGAATAGATCCGTCTTCTGCTGTTTCGCCAATAATTTCGTCTAATGAATATCTGTTTAACCAATAATCAGTTTCCCACATTCTTTTTGAATTATGTCCAGCATCTTCTTCTTTGTAACATTTTAAACAACTTGGCGGCTTTTCACCGGCAAGCATCTGCTTACGAACATTTTTCATATAGTCATTGTTCCAAGCACTCATTAAATCTGAGTTGTTTAGGTTTGCAGGAATTCCATCTTCACGTTTCAATACGCCAACTTGACCTCCATGTTCTTTGTCATTAGTAGGACCAACAGAACTTGCGTTTGCTGTGCAACATACTCGCATATTTCCGTCAGGCCTTGTTGACAAATGCATCCAAGGTAAAGCACAAAATGTGTCTGATGGATATTTTTTATTGTTCATTTGTAGTACTTATCCTATTTAAAACTAAACAAATTGAGCACCAAAAGGATCAAACTCAGCACCGCATGTCATTGCACATATTTTTAATTTTCCATTGTTACAGCCTTTGACATTCCAACTGTTTGCAATGTTTTCAAATATGCCTGTTGCAAATACTTTATCTAATCCATTTTTAGCATTGAGTTTTTCTTTGCCGCCGGCTTGGTCAATAAAGTCCCATATCTGTTCTACCTTAGGATCTTTATGCCACCATTTGTACATTCTACCAGCAGTCCAACAACAAGGTAGTGCTAATCCTTCTGCTGATACATATAAACTATTATCTTTTGTTACTTTACATACAATAGGCACTACATCATAATATGCATCCATACTTCCGTATTTTTCAATTAATAGTTCATACTTACTGAGTTCTTTATTTTGATATTTTTCATCTGGTCTTTTAAGTTTTGTAGTTTCTTTACCTTTACGATTAACTGCTTGATGCATCTGTTTAGTTTGACTTTTATTACTATTAACAAACCTTGCAGTTTTTTTAGGAGTAAATCGCTGAAAGCCTAAATCTTTTGCAAATTGTTCTGCTTCTTCAACTTGGTGTTGATTATGTTCAAATATTAAAAAATCCCAACGTGCTTTTCCACCAGCGCCAGTAAAGGTTCTCATAGAACGCTCTACAATATCCCAATTAACATTTTGTCTATACAAATGATTAGTATCTTTTAATCCATCAACACTAAAAATTACAGCGCCTCGATCTCCAAATAATTTTGCAAGTTCTTGCCACCATTGAGCTTCTCTGGCTCCAGCATTAGTATTCATTCCTAACCATATTTTAGGATTATGTTTTCTAAAATATTCAAATATTTCTAATGTATCTGTAGCAACAATAGGATCACCTAAATTACCACACATATACATATTATCAAGCTGAGAAATAAACTTTGGCGAAAAAATGTTTTTACAATCTTGTAGTGTTAATTCATCTAAATTTATATGAGGATTGACACCTTTACCATTCATGTTCCTGTCACACATTGGACAAGCCGCTTGACACTTTTGCGTGACTTCTAAATGAATAGATCGTATATCTTCATATTTGTACATTATTTGTATCCAATTCTCATGTATCGAGAATATTTTTCTAAAGCAAGTTCTCCTTGATACAATACATTTGTTATTGGTGTACTGTTTGCAAAAGTATTTAAGCTATCAGAACAGTTAACATGCTCTGGTAAATCAAAGTAATTATTTGTTTGTAAAATAACCAATTTACCTTGAGGAATTTTTGCATACCATTCTGCAAAATTTTCTATGTGTTCACAACTAGTGTTTATTATAGTATTGGGACTGTCACTTAGACGACTTGTTTCTACACCTTTGCTTTTTTGTACAGTATAATAATGTGTATCATAATCAATATCAAATATATCTTGTGTAGATGCTTTAAACTGCCAATCTTTCATAACCCACGGCTTGTTAAATGTTTCAGCAATGCGCCAGCAATTTTCATCTATGTCAAAACTTCTAATTTTTTCAATATCAAAATCGTTTTCAAATAACATTGTAGCTAGTGTGCCATACCAGCCAGCACACAAAAATACAGTGCCAAGTTTTAAATCATCTGTTCTACCGTCAATTTTTTTTAATTCATCAACCAGCCACTTTTTGCTCTGTAGTTGTCCTCTACTAAAACAATCTTCATCTATGGATATATTTTCAATTAAAAATCTTTTAAATGTTTGAACAAAAGATGTATCAAAATATTGTGACAATAATTTATACATAGACCATTCATTATGTTCCATTACTACTTTTCTAATATCATCTTTATTTTGATCTGTTATAATACGAAAGATACTTGACAAATCTTTATCAATGTATGCTCTTCTAAGATCACTTAGAGAAGTGTTGTAGGGATAAAGTATTTCAAATCTATCTAATAGAGTTTTGATATCCATTAAATTTCTCCTTTAGCCAATCAAAATCATTTATTTTATTCAAATCATCTGGAGAATCTTTATACTGTTCACCGTATGCTTTGCCTTGAACTGCGCCAGCAATAGCATATTCTCCAAACGGCCGATCTTGACCTTGTGTACACCATGCTTCTAATCTTGGATCAGTTTCATGATCTTTCTGTTTTTCAATAATTTTACTTGCAAGTTTTGTGCATTCTCTAAATGCTGATTTAAATGTGTTGAAAGGATCTGTGTTAAATCTAGTTGTATTACTTACAGGCGGCATTGGTTTAAATTTATTTACGCCGCCAACACTTGTAGTAAAATCTATACGCCAGTCTTTTGCATTACGTAGAGCTTGTGTTGGAAACAATTTAACACCGCCATAACCGTATATGAGATCATTAACAGGATTTCTGCAACGCCATGTGTGTATTTTATCTAAATCCCATTTAGTTGGCTTGTAAGTAAAATCAAAACCGGGATCTAGATCTGCATCAGCATCAACCACATAAAACATTTCCGTGTAAGCCTGTTCGGCGCACTTTTTATGAGCATTAAAAATACCTTTGACTCCAGCAACTCGTTGAGCCCATGGAAAACTGGATTTTAAATTTGCAAATGTTTCATCTGCAAATTGTTCTTGGTAACTGAGATGAAATATATCGTATGACATTAAGCACGTTGCTCTTCAATCTTATCAATTAATCCAAATTCAACTGCCTGAGTGGCTGTCATAAAATTATCACGTTCCATTGAATTTTGAATTATTTCCAAAGACTATACTGT